CTAAGTTTTGGATGTTGATCTGCCCACCTCTTGTGTAGGAACTTACGCTAATTGTTGGCTCTTTAATAATGTTAACAGTATCTCCGTAGGCTTCAATCTCTCCTGCATAGTCAGTATTAGTAATGTCTTCTACGACTGATGCAGTTCTAAAGAACTTTTGGACCTTTTGGCTGTAAATAATAGGTAAAAAATTACCTGAAGGTAGGTTATCGTAACCTGCCGCTTTTGATATTGCCATAATAATCCTCCTATAAGATTGTTAAAGATTAACCATTGACAATTCTACCCTCTTTTCTAGCAAGATCTATTTCCTTCTCAAATTTTTCAAATTGAGCTGGCTTTAATTTACTAATCTCACTAACCTTCCAAACTTTCTTTACGCTTGCGTCTACATCTTTTTTACTAGTAGAGGTTACTGACTTTGATGCTTCTAATTTAGAATTAGATTTTTGCTTTGTAATATTCTTATCTGATTTGTATAAGTCTATTGCTCTAGCTGCTAATTTTGCATTAGTTGCATTACTATATAACCAACCTTTAATTATATCATCTTGTTCATCTACCCACTTATGAAAGTCTTCGTTCTTTCTAAGGTCTTGATAATCAGGATGTAATCTAGCTAGTTCGACTTCTGCCTTCTCTTGTTTGACTGCTATTTGCTCAGTCTCTAAGTTTTTAAGATCGGCTTCAACCTTCTTAGCTTTTTCTTCAGCTTTGGTATATGCAATAGTTTCAATAATATCATAAACGTCAGGATACTTTTGTTTCCATGCATCTACCTCATCTTTAGTTTTAGGTAAGTTTATCTTGTCAACATTCTCTTTTAGTTGAGACTCAAGTGAATTTACTTGTTCTTTGTGTTTTACTAAAGTAGAATCGTAATGTCGTTTAAGATCGTCATAACGCTTCTTAAACACTTTCTCTTCAGCATCTACAGGGCGTTCTTCATCTGGAGTCGCATCTTCATCAGATGTGTCCTTTGAAACGGTAGCTGTATCTTCTGTTTCTTCCTTATCTAAATCTTTTTTGTATTTATTTCTATAAGGTGTAGGCTCGAGAAGAGCCTCGGTTGTTTGATCCTGCTCTTGGATCTCTTGGTTGTTTTCTTCCATTTTGTCTCCTTTGGGTGCTGTGGAAGAACAGGTCGCCCTTATTCTTTTTTAACTGGGGCTATGACTAAGTAGTCATAGGTGGCCTGTCCATTGTTGTTGGTGATCCTAATCCACCTTGTGGTGGAGTAGGGCTTTCTGTCATCGCTGATGCAGAAACTGGTTGGTTATTTTGAGTCATGTCGCTTATAAACTCTTTCATAGATCCTTCTACACTATCTGAAGGATATCTATTACTAATAACCGAAACTGGTATTACTATTACAGGTTCTTTGGGACCTTTATCTTGTACTGCAGATATATCTACACCTTTTGATTGTAGTGCCTTTTTTACATCTGCTGTTAAATGCATATCTAATACAGCATCATCCATTGATACTGTTTGACCTTGAGCCATATTGTTTTGTGGCATACCACCCTGTGGGGGAGTTGCCATTGGATCGTTCATCATTCCGTTTGCCATATTATCTCCTAATTATATCCTGGTGCTCCGCCACCTTTTTGTCCAGGGAATGCTCCTCCGCTTCCCATAGTTCCTCTTTTTGCTCTTTGTGCTATAGTCTTTTGCCTTGCTCTTGCAGCATCTTGACTTGCTTTACTAAATCTAGTATCACCAATGCTTGTATATGTACCTTT